CCAAAACCCTCTGCCAAAAACGGCCTTTCCAAAACCCTCTGCCAAAAACGGCCTTTCCAAAACCCTCTGCCAAAAACGGCCTTTCCAAAACCCTCTGCCAAAAACGTCTTAAAAACCGCGTTTTTGATTGAATAAACGACATAATAACCTCTTAAATATCATAACTTCTTAAAACCGTGTTTTTTCAAAAACAGGCGGCATCAACGCCGAACCATCCCTGTCCTCTGCCGCCTTATTGCGCTCCATCGTTTCCTCGTTTCTCAAACGACAATCAAAAATCACAAATAATTTGCGGGGGCAGGATTTGAACCTGCAACTTTTCTTATCAACAATCCCAAACCAAACCCTGCGATTAAACCTGTCCAGAAATTCATATTGCTACCCTTAATTTTTGCAATGCCTTAGAAATCTCTTCTCTTACGTAGAGTGTTTTTAATAATTTTATTTGATGTTTTATTTCTCTTATTTTTTGCCATCTCTTCGTTCTGTAAGTTGGGTCTTGCATTCTTATTCTGCGCTGCTTGCGGTTTCGTTCCTTTTCCTTCTCTCGGTATTTTGGGTCTTGCATTTTTATTCTACGCCACTTGCGTTTTCGTTCATTGTCCTTCTCTCGATATTTCGGGTCTTGCATTCTTTTTCTATACGACTTGCGCAGTTGTTCATTGCGCTTCTCTCGATAGTGTTTGCACTTGTACTTCATAGTTGAAATATAATTTCCTTCAATTGGGCCTTTGTGAAAAGCAACCCTCTGATTACGGCGCCTTTGGAGGTGATTTTATAAGGCATTTCGGCATCTTCTGCCTTTTCATCTTTCTTCTCGTTTTCAACAAGCCACAACTTTTGCTCAGATAAGCTCCGTATATGGCCGTCAGGGTCGATAATCTGGTTAATTTGTTCTTTCGGGCTTTGTGTGAGGTCGATTAAAAGATTGTCGTCGAGCTTTGAACCGGTCAATAAAGGATATTTTTTTCCTTTATCGATTATGTCCCTTTGGACCGAAAGCGGAAGCCTTCTCAATTTCCCTGATTCGCGTATTTCGGTTAGCCCCGGCATCAGTTTGGGATGCATCTGGCCTCTCCCTATTTGTTCAAGCCGGTTTAAGATATATGTTGGTATGCGTGATCCTCTTTTCTCTAATTCAGCAATGAGCCTTTCTTTCGAGCCGGGGCATTCGTCAATCATTGCCACATAATTGTCGGCAAGTTCTTTCGTGTTCCCCACGATATTCTTGAATAATTCGATAATTCGTTCAAGGTAGGTTTTTTCCTGTTTTGTAATTTCATTTTTCATTGTTTTTCCCTTTCAAACCTGGGTTTTTAGAAAGATAAGCCGCCCTATTCACGTTCAGCGAAATACTTATCATCAAATCTTAACTTTTATGATGCCGCCCCCCGCTGATTTGCTCCGCAAATCAATGCGCGGGGGACTTGCCTTATTGCGCTCCATCGTTTCTGAAGTTTTCAAATCTCAAATAACAAATAATTTGCGGGGGCAGGATTCGAACCTGCGACCTTCTGGTTATGGGCCAGATGAGCTAACCGGGCTGCTCTACCCCGCGGTAATGCGGATATCGGCCAGGAGGGGGGAGAAGTGATTACAACCGATACCCGCGTAGAGACAATCAGTTATTTATGATACGAACTGGCCCGCAGATGCGGGACAGTTTGGAGGGAGAAAAACATCTCTTATTGATGATTTCAAAAACCACGAATCAAACTCAATTCGTGGTTTCGGAGGAGGGTGATGAAATTCCGTTTCGGAATGAAACCCCCCATGTTGTGATATCGCCCTTGGCGAAATCATTGGGGGGTGAAAAAAACATTCTCGATACTCGATTCTCGATGCTTGATCCCGGTTCCCGGGACTCCGCTCCGCTACGTCCTCGATTCTCGAAAAAATGCTGGCGGGCAAGATTTTTTTATCGCCGTGCTGCTCCCTTCCGGCCTTTGGCTCATTGCCCACTTAAGAGCGGCGTATTCTAAATACGTCTGTATTCCGCCAGCATATCGCGACAAATTCACGATGCTCGATGCTTGATACTCGAAAAATGCTGGCGGGCAGTAGCACTCTGTTCTGCTTACAGGAAGTTTACAAATAACTCGCAGATAACGCTATTTGTTGCTTACCGGCTAAACTGCTTGGCGATGCACGCCGCCGCCAGCATTTGAATTTTACCACACAAAATTGATTGCCCCCTGCTGATTTGCGGAGGATTCCAGAGGCCTCCGCAAATCACTGCTGCAGGGGCTTCGCAGCAACCGTCGCATAATTTGTCACATAATATTTGTTTTGGACATCTTAACTCGTCCCCCTAACATATATTATGAGACGTTTGAAACATAAAATTTTGAGGCGATTTCCGCTGTCGTTTGGATCAAACGCCGTTCGTCTGTTGCAATGTAATATTCTGCGGTCGTCTGGATTGATTTGTGTCGAAGCAACTGTTGAACGTCTTTAATCGGCACACCGCGTTGAGACATTTCCGTAGGCATTGTTGCCCGTAACGCCTTGAAACATCTACGATTCACCGCTGCCCGTTTTAATATCCTTAGCCAGTCGCGGGTGAAATTCTGCCAGGGACAATTCCGCCATTTCCATGTCAGTCCACCTACCGATTTCATCATTAAAAGTCGTTCATAGGTTTCCGGCTGAACGCAAACGTATGGCTGGCCGATTGGTAGTTCGGTAATAAGCTCCCGCAGAAGATTGTGCAGGTTGACTATCATATCCGGCAATGTAAATATTTCCGGCATCGGAACTATCGCTGCACGATGATTTTTTATCGCCCATTGCCACGTTGTTTGGCTGTCAGCTTTAGGGGTAATCCTGATATACCCCCCCTGCCAGTTAATATCATCAACTGTCAGGTTCAACACTTCCGACCGCCGCAAGCTGCACAATCCCAAAAGCGTAATCATCTGCCATCGCAGGTCCGCCACTCTCAGGATTCTCTCGATTTCCGCCGGCCCGAACACTTCGCGTCTTTTATGTTCCGTCTCGAATAATGTTATCGTCGCAAACGGGTCCTGGTCAATATGGCCCCGCATCTTCAACCAGCCGAAATACGGCTTCAGATTCGCAAGGTAGATATTGGCCGATGCCACGCTTCGGGACTTTGCGAGCCACATTTTATAATCCTCCGCCTCGGCGAAAGATACGGATTTTACGGGCAAATCTCCTATGGCCTCTATAAATAGCCGTTTCGCCCGGGTTTTAACTTCGACTGACGATTCCGCCAGTGCCCTTTTTGACAGGTAAAGGGCAAACCCTTCGCTTACCGTAAGCATGTTTTTCCCCATCCTTTCCTGCTGACGGTCGCTGCAATCGGCCGTCAGTATAATCCGGGCAAATCCCTTGTCAAGCTCCCTTTATAACTGATTGTCTCTATCTACTTTTCAAAGAACATCGCTCAAAAATTTGCAAAATTACCCTTGACAGCACCCCGGGCAACTCCTATAATTGAAAGCAAACTGTGGCAAATAGAGGAATGCCGAGAATGATTTCCGAAAAACCAGCTTTGTTGTCTTGTTTTGCGCCATTATTTTGCTCCTGTAATTTCATTTGGTATTATCGGCAGGACTTTATAAATATCAACACTATTTTGTAAATTTTTACATTATTTAATGATATTATTCATCTATGTGTTTGTGCTATAAGGACTTGCAAACGGAAAAAATAATTTTATAATGATGCTTATGACTACGTATCAGCAAAGAATGCTTACTGAAAACGCAGAAAAAATCTCGGCCCGGCTTGCCAAAAGATACGGTAGCTTGAAATCTGTTTTATCTGCTGGTATAATGGCGCTCGATGAATTATCGCCAGTCGAACGAGAGAGAATGCTCGATAAGGCAAATGGACTTCAGTCGGCCGACGAATCGCAAAAAGCGGCCGAGAGTGCCCGATTTTGCGTAAAAATCTGGACCTCTCTCGACCCGAAACAAACGGCCATTGCCTTGCAATTTTTAGGCCCGAATGAAAGCAAGGCCGTAAAGGAGATGTTAGATGTCCTCAATCCAGAAATCCAGTCGGCACGCCGTTCTCGCAGGCATAAAACAGCTTAATTTGTGTCTTGTAATATCTCTGTTTTTTTCTTCTATTGCCTTTGCCGTCGTCGCCGATGCCAATATGATTGAGCAGGTCCGGCAAATGAAGGTCGCCCGACTCGCCGAATTAAAAACTGAATATGATGAAATCCCACAGCAGATTCGCCGGTGCCGATTTGCGCCAATCGTAGCCGACAGGAAGGACACCTCTTATAATAAACCCGCCTCCAACCGAAAACGCCAAACAGGCCGTAGGCCCGCTAAAATCACGTTCAAAAGCCAAAAGGAGAAATTAGAAGCGCTCAATGAACTAAAGAAAAAACCCGCAAAAATACAGCAAAACATTTCAGCCCTCGAGGCCAACGACATCAATTGTCTCTTTCCTGTTTTTACCTTGCCTTTTTCCGTTGGTCAGATTGGTCGCCTCGGCAAAATAATTTTACGTTATTATGAGGGCATTCCTTATGTCCATAATCAGTATCTCAAAATCATTAGTATTTCCGATAATGAAAATGCACTTGTCAGATTTTATATCACTGAAAGATTTCAAGATAGCCCGAGTCCGCGTGAATCGCAAACTTTAATAGGTTATCGCGTCGGCCGGTACGTTCCAGTTACAAAGACCATCTGGCTTCGTGGTTTTGATTTGGAAGACAGGATAACCGGCTCATCTTTAACCCCGAAAGGTCCGTGGATTATCACCGGGACAACGGACTATATGACCCCCAATCATGCCAAGTTTACTGTTTACGTCTTCGAGCCGCTGGAGATTGGGGGGCTATAATTCCCCTGTTTTGAACCTTATTGCTTACTGTGGCCCTGCTGGCGGCCTTATTATCAATCCTGGCGGAGGTCCTACCGGAGTCCCCCGGGGGCGGGTTATTCAGCCATTTATTGAGCGGGCATTTTTCTTGCCATTCAGGCACCGGCGCAAACTGTGCTGCCAGCCAGCCGATTCGGTCGTGATATTTACTGACCATCGCGTTCTTAAATTCGCCAACGGAAAGGACAGTTGGCAGGTAGTTTTTCGCCTTGCTGTTTGTGCCGAAGATATGCCAGCATATAATATCCTTACGAAGAACTACCCGACCATTCACATCGAGCTGAATTTTCAATGACCATTCCGGCCCATCATAGCCCCATTCGCCTAACGATTCGTCATAGCCGCCGAGCTTTTCATAATCTGCCTTGCGAATCATCCAGGCGCAACCCGTAAATCCCATCATCGGCTCTATCAGAGGGTCACCGATGGGCGGCTTAGATGGATGCCACTTTTCGATACAATCGGGATTCAGATAGACGAAGCCATAATGACCGGGCATTTCGTTCTCGAAGTCCTCCGCCATTGGCTTGATTGTGGCGACCGCTATCGTATTCGGCTCACAGGTGCACTTGAGCCGGGTATCCCATCCCTCACTCATCCGGCAGTGGGCGTCAATGATAAAGATATAATCTCCCGTCGCCTGTTTGACTGCCTCATTAATGCCCTTGCGCCTGCCTTTAGCTGGATTGTTTCTAATGACCTTGATTTCTGGTTGCGGCTTAATGATGTCCTTCTCATAGCCGTCTAATACGGCCAGAACCTCTATTTTGCCCGTTGCTGTGGCGAATAACGATTCTATCGTCCTGTTAAACCAGTCCTTGCGCTCGTTTCGGCCTATAATAATTGCCGTTGTCTTTTGTCCGCAGACCTCCCAGTAATTTTTCGGCGGATATTTTTTAAGTTTCGGATATGTTTCAGGATTTGGACATCCCTTTTCGCTCGCCAGTTTATCTTTCGCTTTTAGTAGGCACCCGCAATATGGACATCGCTGGACTCCGCCGCAGGTCGTGCAGCAAATCATACGTTCGGAAAATTCCTTTTTATCGACACACTTGAATCCCTCAACAATTGCCCTTTTTAGCGCTTCGTATGCCTCTGATGCATAGTTCCTCAGCGTCAAGTCATTTTGTATTTCCGCCTGTTTGGACAATTCAATTTTTTCATCTATTGGTTTTGCCTGTTGGTTTATAGAATCGCCCTTTTTCCAATTGCCGACGCAGACCAGTCGGCACCATTTCGGCGGGACATGTTTTTCGACATAAGGGCAATAGAATGTTTTTTCTTCCGTCTTTTTAACTTCGCAAAAATCTTTTTTATTGAGCTGAAACATTGGCCGTTCCGTCTCCCCAATAGTAAATATAAGAACTACATAAGATAGTATTTTCTATCGTTCCATCAACGCAACCGCTTACGCTATCCGTATGGCCGAGAAAAGCTTGATATATGGGAAATTCGGGAACGGTGCAAACATCAACTATCAGCCAGAGTTGTGTTCCGGAGCGCCATAAAGTCAATTCAATGTAGGGATAGAATTGTTCGTCATATTTACTTGTGCAATTCGGCCCATCAAAGAAATCGCATCTCAAGCTCGACATCGGATAGCTCGCACTCCATATGCAGGGGTCGCCAATTGTTTGTTCAAGAATATATAAACCACTAATACCGCCAAAACATTCCGCTGTTTGATTGATACAGCCGCAAGGCGAAAGACCGGATATTGCAACCTCCACGAATCTCGGAGTCGTTTCGCAGTATGAGCAACTGTCCGGCGGTTCGGTCGTCGTGGTGGTCGTGGTGGCCGTGGTGGTCGGGGTCGTCGTGGTGGTCGCGGTCGTCGTGGTGGTCGCGGTCGTCGTGGTGGTCGCGGTCGTCGTGGTGGTCGCGGTCGTCGTGGTGGTCGTGGTGGTTGTCGTTGTGCAAGTAGCATCAATACCTGAAAAGGTAACTTTAATGACTCGCGGCGTAAATTCATAACAAAAATCACAGGATGTTTCAATCGCCTGCGGTATATCTGTTGTCGTATCTTCATAAGCTATTTGTTCATCGTAGTCCGCCGAATTAAGCATCGGAAAAATATAAGTAAAAGGCGTTACTATATCCCCCAAATTCGGCTCAACAAAAGCTATTCCGCCAATCGTTAATGCAAGATAATCTTTCCCAATAACGCCTTCGCAGGGATAGCATTTCGTATCTGCATCGTTTGTTGTCCTATTCTCACAAAAACATCTGTTGTTCCAATACGGATAACTGGCTCTGAAAACAAGATATACTTGTCCGTCCCCAAAGGCATAAACATAAACATCTATTATACCTAATCGAGCATAGATATTTACGGTCATCGAGGTCAAATGATAAGTCGCCGACGGCACCTCGATATACCAGTAGTCCTCCCATCCTTCAGTAACGCCTGGTATGATATACTGAACTGGTTGGAGAGCGGTATATTTTACTTCTTCATACCCTTCCACATAAACAACATCTCCAGTATAGTAATATGTCGGGGAAAAAAAAAGGGTCGGACAGCACCAGGCACTGCCGGTTCCAGCGTTGTAAGAATACTTATTTATCGTTATGTCACAGGCCGTCGTCGTTTGCCAATGACAATGTCTATTTATCCCCGTTCCGCCAGTCCCAATCCAGAGCAAATCAAAACTAATACCATTAAGATACGAGGCGGGGTCGCCTATCACTTCCTGCGAATAGGAGCCGACAGGAACATAGTTTCTTGTGCATTTACAACACTCTAAACTCATTTTTATAGCCCGCAATTACAAGCTTTATAATGCTGGAATATCATAGTGCAATACCATTTTTGATATGCGCTAGCTCCGCTACTCACTTCTTCGCCGAGCCAATAAACGGACAAAGATGTTCCCGTTTTCAAAAGGGGAAGCGCACTACTCAAGCCACCGCCGCCGACAATATCACAATAAACCTCGATTGTCTGGCCGCCCACATAATTCAGTTGAGCAAGAATATAGTCGGAACCCGGTGCGTTTTGGGAACAAAAAGCCCTGTGTATTCCTGTGCTTAAAAAAGGTTTGCCGACATATCTTTTATTAAACTCATTATCATTCATCCTCCAGCCATAAAGTTTATCGCCGACCCGTAATAAGTCGGCGTGAAAATACGCACCATCGCTCTCCTCTAAGTTCAAAACCTCAATGGTATTCTCGTTTGCGTTATTCTGGAATCTGGGAACGCCATACTCATTACTCCAGTAAGTCGCATCTATCTCTTGTTCCCTGCAATTATAAACGCCATCACCGGCCCCTGTCGATTTTGAAACTACCTCAAATATCCGGATATCGGCCCCAGCCGGCCATATTTTCGGGCTTCTTTTCTGAGGTATAATTAAAGGTGGTCTGCGTGACTGCTGATATATTGTCCGCAGGGTCTCAATCCCTCTTTTCGATAACGGATATCTTTCATTCATTTCAGGCCGCATTTGCCATCATTGTTACCGGGTCATCGGAACTGATTCCATTCGTCACCGTTATGGTGTCGAGGTCGATTTTTAACTGTCCCGTCGGGTTCAGTTTAAGTGTCGTCACTGTCCTCGGCGCTGCCGCCTTCGTCAAATCCACGAGTCCCCCGTTGATATTTACCGTAGTTATCGTTCCCGTCGAATTCGATGTTATTGTCCCTCCGTTGGCGTTCAGCGTCGTTATCGCCCCGCTGCCGTAGGTAAGTAGTGTTCCCCCCTCGCATGTCGCTGTTATTGCCCCGCATCCCATTATAACGTCTCCCCCGGTCTGATTCAGGGTCGTCAGGGTCACGCCGGACCCGATATAGACGTCCGCATCCGACGTCTTTTGCGTAACATAGCTTACCGCCACGGTCGCCAGTGTCGATGTCTCCGCCGTTTCGTAGGCGATACCGACCTTGCCCTTGCGGACCTCGATTACGGTCGAGGCGTGGTTGCATATAATCCTGACCGGCGGCATAGACGTCTCTGTCGCCATAACTGCCGAGTTAAGGATAGTCGTATATGACTGGGCCGTTCCGAGGTCTAATTTGATTCTTCCTGAGCCGACCAGATTGGCCGACGGCCCGTAGTTATATCCGATATCACATTTCGTCGCCCCGATTTGCAGATAGGCCGTTGTCGTCCCTATTTTGCCCGTGTAGTTCTGATTTATATTCAGCGATGCGAGCGTTACGGCCGACTGGTCCAGCCCGGCGTCTATAACCTGTGACGAGTTTTCAATATAAACATCGTCGCCGTTGGTCGGCACGCCCGATGGCGACCAGTTCGCCGCCACGCTCCAGTCCCCTTCGTTGCCCGCATCAGTTCCGACCCATATCTTTGTCGCCATTATATATCTCCTTTTTTAATAAATTCCCAGTGCCGAAAAATTCATATATCGTTTCGTTTCAAAATTCAGCCACGTCGCCGTCTGTCCCTTTTCCAGTTTAATTCCCTCCGCATCGAGAAGCACCGGCTGACTTACCTTGTCACCGTTATCATCTGTTGCTTCGACGATATCGAATTTGCTGGTTGTCCAATTATAAACTTTCATTCTCATTCCTTCGTGCCTGACCTTTCTTTTCCATCCGAGAGGATTGAACAGGAACACGAAGCTCGCATCCCAAAAGAAGAAGTAGCCCTGCCTCATTCTTCTTGCCCCGATTTCCTTGCACAGGACTATCCCGGGTGCATATCCCAGGAACCAATCATTATTGACTGCGTTGGCATATTGACTCATTAGCGCGTGGTTCCAATCTGCTTGTGCTCTTCTTATCCTGAGACCCAGCACTTTAACATCTTCCTGCAGCGGCGGGTCCGGCGGTTCTTTGTTGGCGTTTACAATCGGGTACCCGTAAATGTCCTCATCCACCCTATCCGACAGGTATTCCGTGAACCATTCGACGTCCCACGGCTGGTCGCAGGGATTGATATACACTCCGGCCGCCTCGATTGTGCAGTAGGATGGTTTATTGCTGTAAGTAACTTCCACATCGAACGTCATCGGCCCCGGCGGACTGCTCAGCCTGACCTGTACATCCACGACGACCAGCCAGGGATTATAAGGATGGCTGGACCACATTCTGATGGGATTACCATTTGCTTCGACAATATTATCGGCCGCCATTAGCGGCCGCAATTCCGGCTCATCCTGGTTGTTGAATACGACCCTGAATAGGCGGGTATATCGAACCTCGTTTAGAGATACCTGTCCTGATAGTCCTCTCCATTCTTCTGTACAGCTCAATATTGCCATTATCCTATGTCCACTAAAGCCGGGCTGGGATTCAGCCGGGCATATATCCTTTCCTGCAGCCGTTCAACTCTTGCCACTGCTTTTGCGGTATCTGCCGTATTTCTCGCCGTCTGCGCCTCGTAATTTATTGTAAGCGTCGGGGCCGTATAACCTCTTAGCGTTTGCGACTCATACGGCGCCCAGCCGGAAGCCGCCGGTGTGAATTTTGACGGTTCAGGAGAATACTTTTCTCTAATGTCCGTCAGATTCCTTTGTAATGCCTCTTCTATTTTCTTCCGGCCCTCGGCCGTATATTGTTCCGCGGCCAGTTCGGCGGCCCGTCGTTTAGCTAATAACTCCTCCGTTTCCTGTCCTTTCTTGGCGATGAAAAGCTCGGTATCTTCTTTTATATTCCTGATTCTCTCTTGTTCTTTTTCGTACTCATCGCCGGCCCTCTCGGCTTCTTTGATAGTCCTTTCGTGCTCCTTTGCGGCCTCCCTGGCCTCTGCCGCGGCAAAATCCTTCCGCGATTTTTCGAGAGCTGCATCCCTCGCTTTTTGTGCAGCATCTAATCCGGCTTTTATAGTAACGGGTTTGCCGAGTTGCGACAGTTTTTCTTCAATATCGGCCCTTATTTTATCGTAAGAACTCGGCTGACCTCCTATTGATCTTAACCATTCGGCGGCCTCTTTGATTTTTTTTAAGTCTTCTTCAAGTTTCGTCCGTTCAGTCGTGGCTGAGACAGAGACGGCCTTGTCGTATGCCTTACTCAGTTTATCCGCCGTATCTTTGTACTGGTTTATTATGTCTTGCCTCGCCGCTTCCTCTGGTGTAGCGTTAGATTTCACCAGTGAGCGTTCGGCAGCTTTAATTATATCAGCTTCAATGCTCTTGTATTCCTGAATACCTTGAAGTGCCTTCGTGAATTGTGTTGCTCCTGAAATCTCGTCGGATAACTCCTTAAATTTTGATGCAAGACGGCCGACTATTGGAATCGCCCCGACAAACCCGGAAATTCCCCTGCTTAAAACCTCAATTTCCGATGCCCCTTCCCCCGCCGCCTTGTACATCGCCGTAAGCGAGTCGACCATACCTGTTAGGCCTACGCCATAAATACCGCCCCTGAGAAGCATCCCGAGTCCCGAACTCCTTTGGAAATTTTGCAGGGAACGTGAAAACTTCCCGAGACTCCATTCCACCTTGCCGAACACCTTCGACGCCTCATCGTGCGCCTTCAGCACCATGTCAACCGATTGCTTTGCCATTATATCTTCAATCTCGCCTTATGTTTTGCCTTCTCATTTGATACGAACCTTGCCGCCTGCAGGAACCCTTTCGCCTGGTCTAACTGCCCTCCCGCCGCCGGCGGCAGTCCGTGCTCGAGGTAGAGTTCTACATACTCCAGTATCTCCCACGTGTCCGGCCTGACGGCCTTTAGCGGGCATTGTGTTATCCTGATCGCCCCCGTCCCCCCGCAGTCGGGGCACTTGCCGACCCTGCCCTTCTTCCCGCGGCAGGTCATGCAGCTTCCGTATTCGCCCACTATCGGGCTTGATTCCGTCGGCTCGTCCGTGCATTGTTCTATTCCCGGGCAGTCCTTACAGCCGCCGCCATACTGCAGGGCGACGGCTATTTGAAGTTTTTTCGTTCGTCCCGGCCGAACCCCTGCTCGATGAAGGCATCCCGCAGTTCGCGTATCTCGGCGACGGTCAGGTAGTCGTCGAGCTTATCGATATCGAATGGGACCAGCTCGCCCGTGGCCGGGTCCTTGAGATTGCCCCAGCGGACCAGGCCTAACTTGACGTATTGGAAATAAACTCCTTTTTCCCACAATTTCTCGGTCTCTTCCTCGGTCTCTGTCCTTTCCTCCGCCTCGCCCATTAGCCGGTCGCGGAGCTCGTTCATTTGCTGTCTCATTTTGCTTGCGGACATATACCTGAACTCGAACCACGGCTGCTCTTCTTTGGGCAGGTTCTGGTCGCATTTAAGGACTACCTTGAATGTCGCGTTGGGGTCTGCGCCTACCGGCATTGTTAACTCCTTTCAATTTTCGTCCCGGGAACCGGGAAACTTTTTATTTTTTTCTCCGTGACCTCGACGGCCAGATATTTCTTCCGCGTCTCTTCATCGAGCGCGTTCCACAGCCGCATTATTCCGGCGTCGCCGGTGCCCTCATGTCCCCCTCGGTTCCTGCAAATCGCCTCTCTTATTTTTTTAATGTCCATATCAAACCTCGTAATTTCGTCCCGGTTCCCGGGACTCCGCTTCGCTTCGTATTTCGTATATCGAACGACTAACGACGACCAACGAACGACGATTACGTTACCGCAATCGACAGGGCATCATTACCCGCCGAGTGATGGCATTCACCCGTCAGGTCCAGCGAGTTGAATCCCTCGCGTTCCGCATCGCCCAACTGTTTGATTTGCACCTTCGGCATTGTGATTGTGATAATGTCGGTGCCGTCCGTGATGGGGATTGACACCGCCGATTCGGTCTCGGCTAATTTGATCCCGTGCCAGTCCTTGTCTGCGACCAGGTATTCGAGCGGGTCGATTGTCAGGACGATATCGTAATCGGCGAGTCCGAAGTAGTCGCCCGACATATTGACCGGCTTTATGCCGAGGTCAATCTCGAACCGAGACAGTTTCATCGCGTTTGTCGCCACCGTAACCGCCCCGCCGTCGAACAGTATTGGCTGGACCGTCGAGGGCGTCCATGCCGGCATCGCCTCGCCGGTGGGCGGCAGCCAGAACCCGTCGAAGTCGCATTCGAGATATACGGGCTTGCCGTGCTCGCCCGATATTCGGACATTGCCCATCGCGCCCTGCATCATCTTTTTGAGGCCATCCTGCCATCCGGCTATTGATATGGTCTCATCGAGTGCCTGGCCTGAATGGACCGAATAGACCTCCGTCGCCTTAACGAGCCCGCAGGCCTGCAGCAGTATTGCGTCGAAGGCGTCCAGATGATGCGCGCCGTCGCCTTTGAGCTCGGTTCTAAACGTGACCTTGCCCGTCGCCTCGCCCTGTGCTCCCTGGAACTGGTGCCCGCGATAGAGTCCCGTCCCTTTGCGGTCGATATATTCGGAGTTCGACTCCATCTTGAGGTCATAGACATGTCCCGCCTGGGTAGGCGCCACAAATTCCCCGCGGTTCGTCTCGATTATCGCCTTGATTACTCGCAGGCGTCTTAGAGTTGGTGTCCCTGTGAATGCCATTTGATTATCCTTTCAAAATTATCCCAATGTATAAGGGTCGTCGATTTTAGTTAGATAGTGAACAGTTACAGTCATTTCAAATCCGCAGTATCCCACCTGCCTGAATATCGAGGCCGGTCCCAGCGTAATCCAGCCCAGCGAACCTATCCTGCCCTTATTCTCCCACAGTTTTTTGCGGATATCGGCAATGGCATGGTTGATAGCGGTATCGGCCGAGTCGTCCGAGTCCGCCGGCGGCAGGATGAACCCTGTAACGGCGAAGTCCTGCTCCCAGTCCGAAGTATTTTGCGCCCCTTCTTCTCCGGTCTCGCGGTCTTCGAGCTGCGAGATGAACACCGTCCCGTTGGAGGCGGGCGCCCGGCCGTTTAGCAGGTTATCGAAATCTACCTGTTTGGGCCTGCCCGCGTAGAGGTCCTGCCGCCAGTCGCCCAGCGTCACACGGATCTCGTTGACTGCCGCTACCAGTGCTACTGCAATCTGTTCTATAATCGGCTCAGCCATATTCTCGATTCTCGATTCTCGATTCTGGATTCTCGTATCGAGCATCCAGTATCCAGTATCCAATTATCCTGCTAATGCCATTTTCACCTGTGTCTCGATATTTTTGATGAGCAGCGTATTAGCGAACATCTTTAGTCCCGTTATCGTTGTCCTCGCCTGTGCGAGCAGCTTTTCACTGCTGACAAAGACCATATTCGCATTATTACTCATAAATTTTTCAATCAGGGGTGACGGCAGGATGCCACTCTCATGCGGAGAATCATTTCCCGGCACTAATACATGTTTGTGCTTATGTATTCGCACAATCCACGCCGGTTCTAACGTCTGCCGACCCCGCCCGAGGTCATAAGTCACCTTCGGGATTCTTCGTTTGATTTTATACTGCCTGGAGAACCTCGCTTTTTTCCCGTATTTTTGTAAGAAGACATTCGTATACAGCCATATCGCCTGAGCCGGCGTGGTTGTCACTAAATGCGTTCTCGTTGTTTGCCTGGCCCCGAACGACGCCAAAGACGAGTTCCATCCGGCCCCTATCCAGACCTTTCCCCGCCAGTATTTTCGAGTGGCCGGATACAATCGGATTCGTTTGCGGATATCTTTCATTTTAAGATTAAAATGCGGCTTCAACTGCCGCACCGTTTCCGCCCGGGTTGTTTTGAGCGTATTATTTATGCCCCGGCTCATTATAATGGGCATCTTATCGGGCACGCTTCGCAGTCGTCTTTTCACCGCCGCGATCTGCTGTTCATCGTATTGTATAGTTATAAAAGCCATATTCTCGATATTCGTCGTTCGTATTTCGTATTTCGAACGACGAACGACTAACGACGAAATACGAATCATCCTATTTCCAGTTTTATCATTCCTGCATCCTGGTTGACCAGGCCGGTTATCCTTCTCGTTTCGGGCGTGCCGCCTTTTTGCAGGGCTATTTCCACCGTGTCCCTGTTGGTATCGAGTCCGGCTGCCGAGGCGGGATGATAGATGATTGTCTCGGCGTCGAAGGTGTCTAAGAAATCGTCTGCTATATCCTGCAGGGTCTCCTCGAAGCTGCCGATCGCCGCCGGCTGCGTTGCGGCGGTGCAGATTCCTTCTATCGGGTGGTTTTTAACGGTGATGAATATCTGTGGCTTGTTCATCTGCTGTATGCCCGGTATCGACTCCGGCTGCTCTCGGCCGACGATCGCCCGGATAGTCCTGGCGGGCGGCGTAACTCCGAAGGTCAGCGGCCTTTTCTTTTCTGTAATATCTGTAAAATCAATCTCTGGCATATTCTCGATACTCGATGCTCGATACTCGATACTCGATACTTGATTCTCGATCCCGGTTCCCGGGACTCCGCTACGTACTTGATTTCTGTCTTCTTACTTCTGTCCCGCACCACGTTGGGTGCACGGCTCGCCGTGAACCGCAATGGATTTACGGGCTATAGTTTTCCGCATCCTGCATAATCTGATACGTCCCGTCGTCCGACCATTCCTGCTGCGTCTCCGGCGTCCCGGCCTCGTTATAGAGGTATATCAACGATGATGTCCTGACCAGTTTTTTGAAGTCAATTCGCCATAATTGCACTACCATCTCCGGCCACGTATCGGCAAGTCCGTTGGGGTCGGTAGTTGGTATGAGGTCGAGGCCCGTCGGCAGCAGGTTGACAAAAACCCCGTTGAGGTCGTTTGCGTCGAGTGCGGCCGTCTCTATCGCCGCTACCGCCGCCAGGATGGCCACATCGTTTATCTCTGCGGTGTTATTGGTATTGACCTTCAGCTTGTTCGTCGTGCCATCAACTAATATCGCATCTGCGAAGTCCGATACCGTTGCTAAGGCCGTGAACTCAGCGATGATATTACCATTCGCATCGCCGACAAGCGTTGTTAAGGCCGCATCGGCCACGACCCGATTCGCATCGGCCAGCGAGCCATCGGCGAGGAGCGTATTTCTGGCAGCTGCTATTGCTATAGTATTATCAGCAACTCTCAAATCTATTGGCGCAAGATAATTAACCAAATTTCCATCCGCTGTATCGAAGGCCTCATCCATCTCCGCCTTCGTCGGTCCGAACTGCTCTGCCGTTCCCGACCAGTTAATCTCGCCAATGCCTATTTTAGTATCGTCATTTGCCGGACTGCCTCCCGCCTGTGAGTATATAACAAACGAATACCTGCCTGACCCAATATTGCCTGACTTGTCCCAATCACCCCCATAACGACCACTTAAGCCGACTTCAGCCATATTCACGTCATAACTATCAGCGGCAACCCATTCTTCAAATGCAGAACCGTCAGTTAGAAAGACATATCCTGCCGGACTAAAACGAGTAAAATAAAGAGTTTCCCCTGAATCGTAATTGAATTGAATCTCCGCCGAGAAAACAGCCCCGACCGTCAAAAGTAGGGCGGCGATAAAAGTTAAACGTTTCATATAAACTCCTTTAGGGATAAATAGCCCAATTTCTTTCTCTTTTAATCCAGAAAGTAAAATCGTCATCGTCTGATATTGCGGCAAGCGTCAGCAAGCTGTAAGTCGTATCAATCGTCGGAACGGCTATATTCGCCCCGTTTCGCTTTGCTTTAAGAATGGATGCCGAAGAGATTAACATTTCGGGAATAGCGACTTTGTTATTGATGCCCACAACAACGCTATCCCCCGACCCCGTTCCGGTTCTGGCGTAAATCTGAACAAAAGATATAACCGAAAAGGCGGCTGCCGTTTGAGAGGCCCAACCATTTCCGGCGTGAAGGTCAACCAGATTGCTTTTCAGAGAGCCAAACTGGTCGTAACCATAAACCTGAACTTGCATTACTGTAAAATTAGTATGAGTAACGGCGGCCACAGATACGATTCTTGGAATATCTAATTGATTTATGTCAGAATGAGCGGTTTGAATCGTCTCACCCGCGTTGAGGGTATAAACAAAATCAGTATCAAGCTCTTTAATATCAGTAATATGAAATACGTTCAAACTGTTGATTTTCGTAGATGTCGAGCCGGTTACATATAACTTGCCGGAAGTATACCTATTGCCTTCAACGTTACCGCTGTAACAAGTCGCACCAAGATAGAGCCAGTAAAGACAGTTTCTTATAGTATTGTTTGTGATGTTGAACGTCTTAATATATTCCAGCAGGATTCCCGATTGAGATTCCATAGTGTTTATGTCATTACCGCTTATATCAAGACCCTGAGTATATTTGCTGTCGGTTGCTGTGCTTCTTATACCGGAAGCCCCCTTGAAGTTAGTAATTGTATTGTCCCTAATCGAGATGTTTTGTGAGGGGTGAATATAAGCCGCCGCCGCATTTATACCTATCCCTCCCTGCTTGGCGTTGGTAATGTAATTCTGATAAACATCCATATTAGAACAGCCGAGCAGTGAGATATTCTTCGACAGCGGCGGATTGCCTCCAATTAAACCACAATTATCCACCCAGTTATTATGGACAGAGCCGCTTGCCATATCCGCCATTGTAATTCCCGACCAGCCGCAATCTTTTACATAGCAGTTTTTGATTTCGCCGTTGTGGGAATATTCGATGGCACAGCCCTCGTCTTTCGCCCTCATCATATGAACGCCGTCAATGACAAGATTGTAGCTGAGATTCGGATCGGTGGCATATCCGTTCATCATAACCGCCTTGTTGACGGTTGTGGCGTCTCCATAGTAATTGCAATCAATATTACCGCCCCTGATAGTAACATTGTAATTTGCCTGACCTCCGATGCCTACTCCCTGCCTTACGGGGTCGCAATGTTGGTAAGATTCGCCGTTGGCATCAACGATAATCCAGGTGCCCGGACTCATATCAAGAATGCAGTTATTGCAGTCCATAAAAATGCCGTAGTTGTTTACCGATATATTGTTAATGAGAAAAGTTCCGTCAGACAATATAACACGGGTATTGCAGTCAACCACGCCGGTGATTGTATCCTGGTCTGCTATGCCGTCGCATATAACATCAGCGGCATTTTTCCAGTCATCACTCGCATCATAAGCCGCAACAACGACAGTTGCGGTTCTCGTAGATGCGTCCCACTTGGCCCTGTCTGCCGCTGATGGCGAGATATTAGTCCCCGTAATCGCCGAGCAGTTCCCCGCGAGCAGCAGCAGGACGGTTGCATAAGCCAAAATCTTGTTTCCCGCCCTGGGGGCCGGGACTACGTTGCACTCCGCCTTGCGGGACTTCGCCCTGGTTCCCAGGACTTCATTACATTCCGCTACGTTACGCCCCGGAAGCCGGGACTCCATTTCATTCCGCATTTCAATTCTTCCTCATTAAGACCTTTTTATTGTAATTGAGCTCTTCCGTCCCCGCCCCGCCGTTATACAGGAAGGCAATCTCGTCTGTTGACAGCGCCTTATTGAAAATCATTACGTTGTCGAGAGCACCCTTAAAAAATGATACTGGTGTATCGTCATCATTCATTGCACCAATAAAGGGATTCAAACTGGAAGTATAATCAGCGAGAATAACATCACCACTAACTTCTGCTCTTAAAGAACCGTTTACATAAAGAACAAGAGCAGCTATTGTGGGAGTCATTTGTGTTACTATTATAGTAACCATCTTCCAGTCATTTTGACCGTCAGTGAAAGACGGATTATTTTCTGTTATATCCAGAGAAGGCCCGTTTGCAATATAAACACCACCAATTTTTCCGTCAGAACCTATAAAATAAGTTACTTCGTTACCAGGAAGAACAGATGAATATGCGGAGAATAGAAACTGAAGCAGTCCTCTACCATCGTATACTTTCACCCACAGATTTATCGAGAAACTATTCTGCCATATCGTCTGAAAAGAATTGTTGGTATCTATATAATCACTTGTCCCGTTGAACACCATCGCCCCGCCGACTTTGCCCTCTGTTGCCATATCGCAGGTGTCCCGAACCGATGTTCCGTTTGAGAAGCCCTGCGAATCGACGACCACCGTAGACGCGGCGGCGTCGTTCATCATCCACTGTGCTATGCAGTTCGGCTCAAGGTCAACCGCCTTGGCCAGTCCCGACATGAGTGCGAACCATAGCGCTATTACCGTTATTAAACCCGCGTATCTCAGTTTCATTTTGTCGCTCCTTTTACTCGTTATTCTCGAACTGCAGCTTATAGAGCTTGCATATTCCTTTTTGAACGCAGTCCTCGCATCCCGTCGGGAACTTGCACGCCGCCCGGATATTGTCCACCATCTGTTTTTGCAGTGTTTTTAATTCGTTGGTTTTTTTATTGTCGGATTTCGCCACCTTCCAGATGAACCCGGCCGTCGCCAGCAGCGAGACGATATAGACTGGCAGGGATATATAGATCTGCTCGTAGCCGACCCTGTTTCCGCCGACTGCCTTCTCCAGCCCGTCGGCCAGTACAACCGTCGAGCACAGCATGATGATGAAGCTGATTACCTCTAATATCCTGACTATTCTCATTTCATTTCTCCAGCCAGTTACCCCGTTAGATAACCAATCCACAAAACGGGACCAACCTCATCTTGTCCAAATTCGTTGACCAAATATCTGGTTATCATCTTTTATCTCACGGGGCGAGTTATGCGCCCCGTCTTCGTTTGCGCTTCGCCGGGCAGGCCGAAAGGGGGCGGTCCTTCGCCCCCTTTAGGTGTCCCATCCCCGGTAAGCGTCTCGGGGACAGGCAGACGCAAAACCCCGTGCCTATGAAAGTGTCGCGTGTGCCGCGTATTGCCAGTAGCCGTACCCGACGTTGCTTATTCTTTTGATGCCGTACAGATGCCTGTTGTTTTTGAACTCCTCTTCGGACCCTTCCGCCAGCGCCGATACACTCATCGGCTCCTCTTCCTGAACGATGAAGGGTTTGGCCGGCGCATCCGTCCTGAAAGTTACGAACTGTGTCGTATAGGTCAGCCGGGAATTGGCCGCGATGGAGATATTGAACCCGTCCGCCTTCAGGGCGACTATGGCATTGGTCTCGCCCGAGGTAACTACCGGCTGGATAATGCCCTGGGCAAGCTGCGCCCAGAGCACTGGCGCCGTCATTACGAGGAACTCTCTGGCGTTATCATTCATCGGCTCGCCCTGGTCGTCCTTATAGGTAAGCATATATGCGACGACTCCCAGTATGGCCTTGGTCGCCTCAGCCGACGTTGGCGCCGTCGCCGTAGTGACATCCAGAGCAGGAACCTGTGCCGCCGCTAAGAGGTTCAACTGCGTGCCTGAATCGCCTTCCGAATGGTCCGTATCGAAGAAATACTGGCCATCATAGCACAGCCCGCTGGTTGCGCCCGTCCCGTTTGCGATAAGCGTGCTCAGGAGCTTGGCATCGTGTTCGATTGCCCTCTTTGCCAGCTCGGAGATACGGACGGCGATTTGGCCCGTCTTATCGCGTCGAATCCAGTCAACGAGGATTTCGAGCGTCGCCTCCCAGGTTTTGTTTGTTATGGTCAGTCCGTTTTCCCTGAAGCCTTTTGCCTGTCTGCCGCCGATCCATTCCCGCAGCGCCGGGACCATGCCGAGCCATTTATACGTCTCGGACTCCTGGTCGCTGTTCATCATCATGGCGATTCGACCGACCCAGCTCTGTCCCGTCGCCGCCTCGAGCGCGGCATAAAACTTGCCGATAATCGCCCTTGAACCCAGTCCTGATGCTCCCATTTGTCTATCCTTTCATTCTCGATACTCGATACTCGATTCTTGTTTCTCGATCTCCTGCCCTGCGTAGCCCGTTGGCAAAGCGCCCGAAGCGGGCAGGTCGATACTCATGCGGGCAACAAAAATCGGTCCCGACAGACCTTTTTTTGCTCTTGCGTCCCCGCCGCCGTGCCCGGCCTTGGGAAACCCGTTTATTCACATTTCAAATTAGCCGCCTTTTACTCGCTTGCCCAGGTTCCGCGAATGTTCTTGATATTCCAGCCGGTCGTCCCGTTACTGACGACCGTAATGAAGTCGCCGCGCCTGGCCGTCGCCGCGGTGTTAGAGATTTTGTGGCCGTCCGCGTTGGCCGCCACGCCGGCCCCGCCGGCGAGCAGGTCCCCGCTATTGGGGTCAACTGAAATAAGCACCAGGCCATCGCCGCCCGCGTTGACAATCGTGAGCTCCTGGCCGGCTAACGCCTCCGTCAAGGTCTCCAGTGTAATGGTCTTGGCAGTTGTATCGACGTAGATGATTTTTCCGCCGTCGGTGATGAGCGTGGTGTAGTCGTCCGATTTGAGGATCCTCTCGCGGACATTGCCGAACTCATCTTCCTCGCCCGGCCGGAACTCTACTATTGCCGTTGTCGAGGTCAGGTATCGTATCACCTGCCCGACGTAGGTGTTTCTCGCGCTCGTACCCGCCCCGACAAGCGTCAGGACCGAGTCGTCCGAGGCGTATACCGGCTGGCCCACGTCGGTTATAAGGACCGATGCGAGCGTCGCCTCGAGCCGGTACCGGCCCGACCGCAGGCGTATGTTCTTCGCCCCCGCCGCGTGCCCTGTTCCGGTATTGTCAACCTTCTCGACCGCGTGCCCGAGGAACCTGTCGCCCGCCACAAGGGGCCTGCCGTACCCGGCCCCGTCCTCACCGACCATCGCCCCTTCATAGACAATATCATTGTCCAGTATAGGAACGGAACTGAACTCGCCCAGCGATGTTTTCACCGGGGTATCTGCCGCTAAAGTCGCCATTGTTTATCCCTTTCAAATTCTCGATACTTGATTCTTGATACTCGTTTATCCCTTGAGATGGCGCTTCGCCCATCTAACGGGGCCTATCTGTGTAATCTGTGGTTATCTTACGGTGCCGAATTTTTTTATCGCCTCATCGGCGATTGCTGCCCGTGCCTTATCGCCCGCGCCCGCGGCCCTTTGCCGGTAGTTCATCAGGCAATCGACTGCCGCCGGGTCGTCCATTTTCAGGACGAAGGGCCTCGCGGCCGGGTCGATTCTTGGGTCTTTACTGACCTTCATATAGTGCCTTACGACCCCGTCTACGAACGGGTCCGACCCTGCTATCGTGAACATCGGCACCTTCTCCTTTTCCGAAATCTTCGGCTGCGGAGGAGGCGGCGGTGATACTTGTTTTTCCTCGGAAGCCGAGACTCCGCTGCGCTGCGCTGTTTCTTTGCTTGCCATTTTCAATTCCTTCAAAAATTTTGCCCTGAGAAATTTTTGTTCCCGCAGGTATTTAGCGGGCCACAAGCGTTTATTCGCTCTTCTTTATCCTGATGCGGTCCTCGTTCTTCTTGAAGGCGACATATGCATCCTTGTCGCCGCCGAACTCTTCCTGCAGCTTCTTCGACTCGTCGTACTCTTTTGCCCAGCCCTCTTCGGTTGTCGCGGCCACTTTGCCCTTGTTGTTTTCAGCACCGGCATCGTCCGAGAACGCCGCTATCGCCGGGTCGGTCTTCGCCTTCGTCTCGGCTGCCTTTTTCGCCTGCTCTGCGAGGTCGGCGTTCTTCTGTTCGAGCTTCGCGGTATAGGCCGTCATTGCCGCCTCGAGGGTAGCGCCCGCCTTGAACTGCTCGATGCAGAACGCAGGGTCTTTGCCGAACCTTTTGGCGAACTCGGCGAACTGCTCGCGGGCCTCTCTGCCGCCTTCGGTTTTGCCCTCGGCCTTCGCGGCCATCTGTATCTGGCCGAGCAGCTCCGGGTATTCGGCTGCGAATGTCTCGGCCGTCAGCTTTGTTTTTGTCTCCATTTCGATAGTCCTTTCAATTAAGTCGAATTTCACGTCTCGGTCTTTGTCGAAGACCTCGCCGCTCGTTTCGTTATCCGCGCCGAGGCAGCACAAGCTGACCTCGTATATAGTCGATTTGCGAAAGACCGTCCCGGGCCCGTCTAATTGCTGGCCGTTGACCATAACGCTTGCACCCTGCTCCACCCGTTCGATAACCGCAGGCACGTTATAGACCGAGGCCTGCATCGGGAATCCCTCGACCATGTCCTTCCTGATTTTCTGTGCCGGCTCGCTCGACAGGAACTTTCCCTCCACCACAACCGACTCGGCCACCTCCTGCATCGTCGTGAACCCTAATCGTATGCTCCTTGCGTGCTCTTCGAGGATGGGCGTCTTTTTCTTGTCGAACTTGATGCCCTGCAGGTCGAAGGCGAGATTGCCCCAGTACCAGTGGTTGACGATAATCTGGCCGGAATAAGCCACGATTCTGAACCGCTGATTATTAGCGCCTTCATCGTCTGTGAACCCGATAATTGATGTCTCCCGGAACACGCAGGCGTTCGACGGAGCGGAGCGGAGTCCCGCCTTGCGGGGCGGTGCGGAATGAAATGTAGCCCCGGCTTCCGGGGTCGTTTCTCTGTCCTGTTCTGCTATTGCCGAGTCCATAATCACGCTCCTTTACCCCGTGAGATAACCACTTTTACTTTACCCCGCGGCTCACGAGTTTTTATCTCATGGGGTCAATTCGTTATCTGTATCTTTCCCACCGTCTGCGCCGTCACATCCGACAGTTCTCTATCGTCTAACATCTTTTTCTCTTCCGCCAGTTTTTCAACTATATCTGCAAAATCCGTCCCCTGCCTTGCGCAGACGGCCGTTCTGGTCGTCGTTGCGTTTTTAAGCTGCTGCTCGTCCGCGATGGCCTCTTTATACGGGTCGACGTAGGGCCATCGCTTGCAGAACACCTCGTGCCTGTTCCAGCCCTCGATTTCCTTGATGCGGCCGGAGTCGATTAGTTTTCTTATTCCCCACAGCCATATCCGCGAGGCGAGCGGCCGGATTACTATGTTCTGCTCGGCCTCCCACATCTCCTGCGCCTTTTGGTATGCTATTCGCGCGTTCATAAAGGTCGCACCCGAGTAGTCCAGCGTTATCAGCATAAGCGGTATGCACAGCGGCCGGCCGATTATAGTGAGGATTCTCTGTATGAACGGGTCGAACAGCGCGCCCGGCCTGGTCTGCCCGATTCCCGTCGCCTGCTCGCCCGGCTGGCCGTACATAATTGTCCCCGGCTCTAATTTCTCATGGCGGAAGTTCTGGTCGGTTAGTCCCGTCGATTCCACACCCTGCGTATAGGCCCCGGGTATGTCGCCGTTCTGCTGCGACACGAACATACTGAAGCAGGCGTTGACCTTCGCGGCGACTAATTCGGCGTCGATATAGCCGGTAAGATAATCGAGATATTTTATCGAGGGCGTCAGGACCGGCTCGCCCCTCGAAAAGCTGATGCGCTCGGGATTGAATATGTGATGGACTTTGTCCGCCGGATACTTCTGCCAGGTGTCCGGCTGAATATAGCCCCACTTGTTCGGCTGGCCGATATAATAGCCGAGAATCATCCTCGTTTTTTTACTGTATGCCACGCCGTTCACTATCTCGAACAGGTCCGGCCTCTGTTTGCCGTAGGGCGTCCCTATCTGGTCGCCCTCTATCCCCTGCAGTCCGTCGGCGCCGAACAGAATCGCCGCGTCCCCGTCCCTTCGATACGACAGATACCCGATTCTCATCAGTTGCATCGCGTTGAACCGGCCCGTCACGTCGCACGGCCTGTCCAGCATCGTCTCTGCGTACGCCGCCTCGGTGTCCGCGTTCCAGCTAATGTCATCGGAGCGGGCCTCGACCTTTGGGCCAGAGCCGATAACACTGTCGCGTTCCGTGCGCAATAGCCCGATCGCCACGGGATTATTGCGAGACAGGTCTCTGGCTATTTCGCGCAGTTCCGATAATGACCTTTCATCGAGAGTGGCATCTCCCGTCCCCCAGAAGAGCGAGCGTTTCGTCCGCGTCCTGTGCCTGTCGAGTATCTCGTAGGCGTTGCGAAACGCCTTCCTCTGGCACGCCGCCCGCGTCGATACGATACTTACGAGCGAATCGACCGTCTCGCTGGTCTTTTTTGCGAATTGCGTAAAATTAAATCCCATCCGCGTTAAAACTCCTTATCCCCCATTGATTTGCAAAACATGGGGGATGGCAGAATTAAAACTCCGCCACCGTTCTTGCCATAGTCCCCGATTTGCTTATCCTGTTGATTACATCCATTCGCCAGTCCCGCAGCGTCTTGAGGTCCGCCCTGCTGTAGCTTCGGTCCCCTATCTGGATACTCTGCCCCTTGGTCAGGACGTCCGATATCGCCGTCTCAACCAGCGCCAGTTCTTCCGACAATGTCAGTGCCATGACTGTATTATCGGGAATAGCCCGTTATCGCGGCAAGGGCGTGATTTATATAAAATAGAAAAGACCTCGAAATTCTTTTCCGTGTAATGTGTGATTATTTCTCGACTGATTTGAAGTTAAATCCACATTCCCGGCATTTGTGATATCTTATCGGCAGGTTTGCGCTGTTCGTTACCGGGCAGTTAGTGCTTTTGCAGCACGGGCATCTGACCTTCATATAGATTACCGGCCTCGCAACCGGCTCAATCTTGGCGGTGGCGGGCTTGTCCCGCCTCGCCCGCGGAGCGGGCGAGGCGGGAAGGTCGATATTCGGAATGTCGTCTAAGAATCCGCTCATAAATTCGATTCTCGATCCTCGATTCTCGTCCCTCGAGCATCCAGTATCGAGTATCCAGTATCACTCTTCACATTAGTTTCGGCAGGTCATTGAGAAATTCGCTTTTTTTGAAGGCCCTCTTCGGCCTCGTCTTCGCCGTCGCCGCGTACTGAACGCCCTTATAATAAGCGGCCGCCGCGTTATACACCGTCAAATCAAGCGCATGTGTCGCGGCCCCCGTATAAATCGGCTTCCAGACAAACTGGTCTTTGCCCTGTTTGTTAATTGACGGCACAAGTTTTTCGTTGGTAAATTCCGTCGCCCAGTAGCTTGGTATTCCCTCATATATCCGCATTTGCGGCGGGGCCTTGATAACGAGCTTGTCCGGGTCCCGCGGGTCCTCATCGTAAGAAGGTTCCGCCCATTGTGTCACCATATTCTTGAAAAAATGCGTATCAATCAGCATGAGCTGCATTCCCCTGTACCATAGCCGCGAGCGTTTCAGCCGATACCTTCTTTCCGTGGCCGTATCGAGGTCTGAAAACCGAAGCGGCTTGAGTTCCGGCCCCTGAAGTCCCTTGATGGGTATGGTTACGCCGGGGCGCTTCCGGCAATGGACATAAACATCTTCCGGCGACCAGCCCGCATCCTCGAACGAGCAGCTAACGGCAAGCCACGGTGTTTTTTCGTTCGGGGTGCCGTCGGCCCAGGGGAATTTTATGTCAAGCACTCTCTTGTCGTAATCCTCCCAGCTCGGCGCCGAGCCGGTATCTATAACGTACGCTTTAAGCCGTCCCGGCCCCGCCGGGTCGGGAGCATAGCCCATTATCTGATAATCAATCCTGACAAAACCTCTCGGTTTATGATAATCAGCCGAGGCAATCAAAATAACAACATCTTCCGGCACCGTCTGTCTCTGGAAAAATCCTTCGAGCTTCCTTACGTCGGCCGCCCTTATCTGCTTGCCGAACTCCCTGTATGTCTCGCCCATTATGTTATTGAAAAAGTCCATCATCAGGCCCGCCGCCCTGCCCATCTCGGTGTTCGCCTCGAACCATTTCGCCATAATCTCCGGCCACCCCACGCCCGGGAAAGGGCTTACCAGCGACGATGCCTGGTAGCCGGATATTCTTTTGGTCTTGATAACGATTTTTTCCTCGCATTTTTCACAAAATTTCAGATGCCTCTCCTCGATACGGCCGGGGTCGTACAGCGCCCCGCATTTCGAGTTCGGGCATCTATACCGCAGCGTTTTATCCGGCATTACTACATGGTTGAGAGGCGCCCATTTATAGCCGGCCACTATTTTGGACTTGAGATATTCGTCAATCCTGTGCCCGCACACCTCGCATTCGTACCACACCTCTTTTTCTTTTATGATTTCGTCAGGGTCTCGAAGATCCTTGGGCAGCCGCAGTTGCTCGAACCGCCATCTCCTGTATTCGCCGCAGTGCGGGCACGGCAGATATAGCCGGTTCTTATTGGATTTCTCGAAAAACCTGTCCGCCGGGCTGCTCTCCAGCTCCGGCGTGCAGCTCATAACTATTTTGCAGTCCCCGTACGTGATTGTTCTTTTCTCGGCAAGCTCTATCGGGCCCGGCTCGCGCCCGGCAAAAGGCGGAAATTTGTTCGGCTCTCTTAAAAAAATATATTTTATCGATTTTTCAGCCAGCGAGGCCGCGCTTCCCGATATCAGGAAGAATATATCCATATTATCAAGATGAAAAGTTTTACCCTTCAGGTCCAGCGGTCTTCCCGTGATATGTTTTTTCGTATGCGGGCTAAGCAGTATCATTTCCCTGGTCCGCTGGGTGGCGTAACTAATGTCGTCGTCGCGTGGCACTACAATCGCCGTGTCCGCCGGGTCCTGGTCTATTACATAGGCCAGCATATTCTCCTCGGTGGTCGTCTTGAACATCTGCGCCCCGGCGACTATATCAATCCACTTGGCTTCAGGGTCCACAAAATTGTCCTGCGGATCTCTCGCGTAAGGCGTCAGCGACGAGTCATATTTGCCGCCGAAAGGCGACTTGGCGGGCAACTGGCGGTACTTGTCCGCCAGTTCCGTCGGCGTGAATAATTCCGGCCATTCAAAGGCCCGTCTTTCCCTCTCGCTGAATATGGGGCATAATGCGGTCGTCATAATCAACTCTTCAGTCCGTCTGCGAAACGCCTGTCTATATTTCTAAGCTTATTATCCATTATTGCCTTTATTGCCGGCCAGTCCTTGGGGTCCCGAAGATAGGGCTTCAAAAACGGCTCTAACTCTCTGCTGAACCTCTGATGTCCTTTCCTTACCGCCGTAATCTGCTGCACGTGCCTGCGTTCGTCCTCTTCTCTCGATATCCATTTCCCCTGTTCTCTTTTCAGCTCGATATCGAGCAGGAGGTCTCTTTTTTCTTTTATACCGGCGTTCGCCTGCTGCTCGCGCAGGCGGTGGGCGTTTGTCCCGACCCCCTCTTTTTTCTTGAGCTCATCGAGGAAATTTTTGTAATAGTAGTATCTCCTGTTCTCCACAAAGTAGTGCATTACAGGCGGGACCTGCTCCTCGGCCTCCTTGTCCCACCGCTGAATCGTCTTGGTTTTTACCCCTACAAAATCAGCCGCCGCCTTCTGGCCCATAACGACCAGCTTCTGGGCGAGCAGCTGCGGTCCCGCCCCGCAGGGCGGGGCGGGACTCCGCTGCGTCCCGGTTCCCGGGACTGCGCTGCGCTCCGCTGCGCCGGTCTGTTTTTCTTTTTCAGCCACAGAGGATTCAGATTTTTTCATCCGAACAGTCCCCATTCTGTCGAATCAATCCGTTTCTTTGCTAACTCAAAGTATTTTTTGTCTATTTCGCAGCCGATGAAATTCCTGCGCAAGAGCTTGCACGCAACACCCGTTGTGCCAGAACCCATAAAGCAATCCAGAACCGTATCACCTGAATTTGACCAACTTATGATATGGTCTTTAGCTAACCATAAGGGCATAGTGGCGGGGTGTTCGATATTCTTACACACCTTTTCGTTGCCCGATGTTTTCCCCCGCCATACATTGCCTCGCATACCATTTTCGTTAATAATATTCTTTGGACGCTCTGTCATTGTGCCGTCTTTTTGGCGCGAATTATTTACACCAAATGGCTCAGTTCCAGCCCATATATTTTTTTTGTCTTTTAACGGGTTGAAGGTTTTAGGTCGTCGCCTCGACAAAACAAGTACATACTCAAAAATTTGGTGGTAACGACTCTTTTCGGGGTGAGCGAAATTGCATTTTTCATAAATCATCGTATCGTGAACATTAAATCCGCAAACATCTTTGAAATACAATTTTTGCCTATCGCTCGTGCAGGTTTCAGACCCATCAACCGTCGCGTCGCCTATTACCTAAACCACTACCCCACCGTCTTTAGTTATCCTGAACAACTCTTTGGCTATACCCTCGAAGTCCCAGCTATGTCCGCCGTAGGTTCGCAGGTTATCGTAAGGCGGACTTGTAACCGTCAAGTCCACGCTCTTATCCGGCATCCTTCGCATATATTCGAGGCAGTCCCCGCAATGCAGCGTTATTGTCGGCTGGTTCATTTCTTTTCCGTGTAATCTGCGTAATCCGTGGTTACATCTTCTTAAAAAGGTACATCCGCAGCACCTGATAGAGTTTTTCGTATCCGGCGTTCCGGCACACGGCCGCCGCACGGCGGATATGGTAATCCTCTATATCCTGCCTGCGAATCAGTTTGGCCATCTCGGCGATAATGCGGTCCTTCTTTTCGATAGCCGCCCTCTGCGAGGCCCTGCCCGTCTTGATTCCGAGGCAGTACGCCCGCGCCAGTTTTTTATCGTCGTGCAAATCAAGCCATAGCTGCCTGTTGGCCTCGGCCCGAACCTTGCTCGGCCGGCTGTCCCTTTTCCTTTTTTTTGTGTGTCTTCTCAATCTCGTCCCCGGTTCCCGGGACTCCGTATTTATTAGCTCGGACCTCGGCGTACAGTTCGAACAGTTCGCCCAGGTCCTCGAACGTCCCACATCCGCATTTCGGGCACGCAGGTCCGTTTTGCGGACCGGAGTCCCCCCTGCTTTGATTTTTCTTAAAATCATGGGGGGAAGAAAGCTCACCGTTGTTAGTTCCCCATGCACAGCATACGCACACGAACCTTCCCGTCGTATCGGGCCACAGTACCGGGTCCGCAGAGTGCTCAAGATACCAACGATAATCATTGTGATAGGCCACTCTCGTTACTCGTCGTGTTTAGTCCCGGTTCCCGGGACTCCGCTTCACTGCACTCCGCTTCGGATTTAGAAATTAGAATTTAGGATTTCAGAATGAGATTCCTCTTCGGTGCAGCTCTCTTCTCAGCCGGATGTTCTCATTGAGCAGACCCTTCAATTCCGCCGCCGAGAGCAGGTGCAGGTACTCTATCTCCGCGTACGATCGCCTACTTAACTTCTTATGCTCCTCATCCGATGCCCGCAATCTTTGGTATTCCGCCTCTTTTATGATTCGATGTCCGAAAATCTTCATAAACATTCCTTTTTAACCACGAATTTTCACTAATCATCACGAAGGTTTTAATCCGTGTTAATTCGTGTCAATTCGTGCTAATTCGTGGTTATCTATGCCTTTCATGTCTTCGTGGTTGCCTTTAACTTTTTCGCCCCCGGCTGATTCCGCGAAACGCGAAATCACTGCCGCCGGGGACTACGCTTTCGCTACGCCATATACCGCTATTCCCAGAAATACGATATCCCGAACGCTAAACCACTTACCGCCCGTCTTGTAGTGCGTGACTATGCCGAGCGAATTGCCGATTAGCCACAGCCAGTAGCACCATCCGCTTTCAATCATCGCCGGCAACGCCCCAGCCACCAGAAAACCAGTCGCAATAAGCTCAAGAATCTTAATCATAATTCATCCCCGCAAAGCGGGTTCCCGCTTAAAAATAAGTTGAGGACGACACCATCTCCTCTGAAATAGCCGCCATTCGATATCTCCCCGGTATTCGCCATCCTGATAAAGCATCGCAAAAGGAATTACCCCCAAACCAAGCGTCGCCTGCAGGCGTTTTTCGGCATTACTCCTTGTGTCCCCCTGATAACCGATGAGAACGTAGGCGAATACTTTATGCTGTTCGGGCGTAAATCCCGACCTGAATAATATCCTCGCTGCCGTCACAAGCGGCTCCCAATCATCTGATTCGTCATAGGCAAGAAATAACTGGCCCGTTTTTATCTCAAACAATTTATCCGCTATGTCCTGCCTTAATAATCTGCTGTCAAGCCCCCCGGAAAATATCGGTCGTTTTGGCTGGCGTTTGAGCATATTGAACACCCTATTTATGTGCTGTTTTGTGCAGGCGAGCAGATTATTATCGAGAACATTCCAGCCATCAGTTATCTCAATTTCTCGCAATTTACCCTCTCGCCGAGGCACAAGACAAAACCCGCACTTTCGAGGACATCCCCTACTTGTAATGACGTAACCTTTTTTGAGATATCTGCCGGGCGTAAAACTATTCCCTTCACTCCCATAGGCCGGTCCACCAACCAGTGGGTTATATCCTGACTTTCGCCAGAGTATTTCAAGCCGTTCGCATTCAGGTTTATCCCATATAAATGTGCAGGATATGTCTATTTGTTGACCTTTCCCCCTGTCAAATAGTCCGGGTGCCCCGACCCGGACTTCATCATCGTCAGGCGTCGCTTTGGTTCGTCTCGGGAAAACCCTAATCATAATCGGGCCCTCTCATTATTCAGCAGCGTGTTATCTATTCTCCCGGTATCATTGTGAAAGCCCATTCTCGATACTCGTCGTTTGCAACTCTTCCGGCAATTCCCGCACGCAAAGCTCGCTCGGCATCTGGTCGAGGTCTCTTATCAGCCGGTTGCGGTAGTTGATTTGTTTGACCCAGACGGGCACGCCCTGGTCCTTCGCCTGGCCGATAATCGAGAGCATCCACGCCCAGCTGCATTCCCTGCCCGGCCTGCCGCCAAGCGATTCGGCCTCCATTACTACCCAGTCGATTCCCGCCAAGTCGATCCTGTCCATCGCCTCCAACAGCGGCCCGAAACTAACCCATCGATGGGCGGCCGATACCTGCCGCAACGCATCTATTTTCCACTTCTCCGATTCCACGCAGACCGAGACGCCGAGGAATAAATTCTCGTCGTTCGTCGTTCGTCGTTCGTCGTTCGATATTCTTTCAGGGCGTTTGGTCAGGAGTAAAAACCTGTGCCGCTGATATTTCTCAATCTCTTCAAATACCCGTTCAATTATCGAGTCGGGGACATCCTTATGGAACAAATCGCACAGGTCGCAGACAAAAAACGTCTTTGGCTCCAGGCCATCAAGTTTTTTGTTCTTTATGGTCTTTTCATCAAAGACATAAACCACCGGCCTGTCATCCCCGGAAGCCGGGACTCCCCGTGAAATTCGAAGAATTTCCGGGACTGAGTCCTCGAAATCTCTTTGAGATTTCTGAGGGACGCTGCGCTCCGCATAGGGCCCGCCGCCCGCCCTGATATTGATTCCCTCCGCCCAGCAGTTCAGGCAGCCCGGCGAGCATTTCGTGCAGTGGTAATGACCGTCAGCCGTCTTGACCGGGTTCCACGATTCAGACCAATATTTGCCATCCTGAATACTCATTTCGTAATCCTCTGCCCCGGCTGATTTCGCCTGCGGCTAAATCGTATCGTACCGGGGCTTCGCTCTTTACCTTACTATCGCTTGCAGCGGGCTAAGCCATATCCTTTCACCTGCGAGCAACGAGGCCGAGCGCAAGAGCACATCCACTTTTTTATCCGGCTCGAAGTCCTTCGGCTGATAGTTATTACTGGCGACGTTCGGCGGCAGGTATCCCCACCTCTTGAAAATCGACGCGAGTAATTCTGAGCAGAACAGGTTATGCTCGTTATGCCGATTGATCCGCAGGGCCGCGCCTAACAATTCCAGAATCAGGCCCAGCCCCTTCTCGTAGCTCGTCCCCCGATGCTCGGAGATAAATTTATGAAGTTGCTCGAACCATAATCTATCCCGTTCGCAGTTCAAGAACCGGATGAATATCTCGCCTTTGTATTCGCGGCACTTCTCGCCGAACGGATTGAGCTGCACGCCCTTTACCGACTTGCCCCAGTCCGCCTCCAGTATGTCAACCTGGTAGCTGGTCCGAACGATCATTCCGACGTGGCTCATCTTCGAGCGGGTAAAAAAACCGATAACGTCGCTTATGACACCCCTGCCGTTGAAAAGAACTATATCGCCCGTCATCAAGTGCGGCCTGATTCTCTTATACATCCACGGCAGCTCTATTCCTGCCGTTCTTATATCGCGCTCCATCGCTTCACCTCGATTCTTGATACTTGATTCTCGATTCTCGTCGTTCGCTATGTCTTTTTCTTTTTCGCCAGGAAAGTCATAACTCCCGCCAGAATCAGAGAGCCAATCGACAGTGAATTGAGCTGGCCGCCCGCCGCCGAGATGCCCGTAATCAGGAAATTTACGAACTGCTGCGTCTGTCCCACATCTTCCGCCGAGGCCAGCTCCGCATCCTGCATCCATTGAGCCGTAAGGTCGTTTGTCATCTGGATTTTGGTCGGCGTATCGTAGGCATCGTTCTCCCACACCGCCTTCAGCGTCAGCGCGTGCGCGCTGATTTTCTGCTGCATAACGAGCGTATCGCCGATGCTCGATTGCTGCTCACTCGTGCAGCCGGCGCCTGCGACGAGCAGGCACGCAAAAATCATTACCGCAATTAACATCTTCATAATCGTTTCTCCAAAAAATTCGCCTAAAATGTTTTTTTAACCACGAATTTTCACTAATCATCACGAAGGTTTTAATTCGTGTTAATTCGTGCCCTGAGAAATTCAAAGAATTTCCAGGACTTTTGTCCCCGAAAATCTTTTAGATTTTTCGGGGGTAATTAGTGGTTATCTTTTTCTTTTTTCAGCCGTTCGTTCTCGGCCTGTAACTCGGCAATCTGCTTATCTTGTATTTGAAGTTGTTTTTCAAAGATGATGTTCTTTTCAATATGTTGATTGATTATTTTGCCATCAGCTTCCAAAAAAGGACATCCGTCACAGCTAACTTCTTTTTTCAGCCGTTCGTTCTCGGCCTCAAGCTCATCTACCTGCCGCTTTGCGGTTTCGAGAAGGTCTGCGGTTTCTCCAAAGCGTGTTTTCTGTGGCTCTCCTGTGACTAAATTTATAGAGAAATACTTTTCGACCTGTGAGTATATAACAAACGAATACCTGCCTGACCCAATATTGCCTGACTTGTCCCAATCACCCCAATAACGACCACTTAAGCCGACTTCAGCCATATTGTTGTCGCAACCATTTAATTAGTTCTTCATACTTCGCCTGTTCAATCGCTTCGCTTCCCGGAAGCCGGGACTGAGCCCTCGAAATCTCTTCGAGATTTCTGAGGGTCGCTACGCTTCGCATTTTTTACCTGCCTTAAACTACACCTATCAATCTTTTGGTTCATATAAATTGTGCCGCTTCATCCATTCGGCAATTACTTTTACGCGCCATTCGTATTCGTCAATATCGGCGGGCGAGTAATTATGCTCTTCCGCGCATCTTCTTATATTTTCCTCCCACCACTTTACCGGCTTAATGATACATCCACTCGATATGTAACCGGCGGAAAAATAATTTATCTCGTATGTATTCTCGTGGCCAAAAAATTGTATCGGTGAAATATCGAGCTTGACCCCATCGCCGAGCTTGACCCGATTACCGAGCATAACCCAATTACCGAGCGTGACCCCATTGCCGAGCTTGACCCAATTACCGAGCATAACCCAATTACCGAGCGTGACCCCATTGCCGAGCTTGACCTCGTCGCCGAGCGTGGCCTCATCGCCGAGCGTGACCCCATTGCCGAGCGTGACCCAATTACCGAGCGTGACCCCATTGCCGAGCATAACCCCATTACCGAGCTTGACCCCATCGCCGAGCGTGACCCCATTGCCGAGCTTGACCTCGTCGCCAGTTTCCGGGCAAATCGACCAGCAGTTTTCAATCTTCCACTTTTGTATTTCTGATACTTTTGCATTTTTAATCATTTTTTCACCTTCCGTAAAAGGATTAAACCTAATCCGGCAGCGCCCGCTGGTCCCCACCAACAAGGATAGCGGGCTGGTCCACGTTTTTTACTATCGCCACAACCTCGGCATAGACGATGTTATTCCCATCCACGACCTTGTAAGTCACCCTGTGGAACCCGGCATCGCGTAAACCAGGCCGCATATCAATCCAGCCGCTCAAAACAAGGGCATAATTAACGTCTGTGATTTCGTGTTTTGCGAGCCAGTTATACCTTCCTAAAGCCCTGTTCGGGTCAACAGCAACAAAGCTGCTCATTGTCCAGTAGTTCGGGATAGGTGGGAGAAATGTTATTACCGGCGGAGAACCGCCAAACTCCTTATTGTCCTCGTCAATCACAAGGACTTCGTGGCCGATTCTGTCCCCTTCGTTTATGTCGAAGATGATAGAGAATACCGGATTGTTCGGGTCGCCATAAGTTTTCGCACCCGCCTGTGCTGCAACGAGCAGTATAAAACACATTACCAAAACTAACTTTCTCCCCGCTTCACGGGACTTCACCCTGGTTCCCAGGACTCCGTTGTACTCCGTTACGTTTCGCATTTTTGTTCTCCTAATTCTCGTATTTCGTATCTCGTATCTCGTATTCCGAACAACGAAATACGACCGACGAACGACGAAATACGCTTCACGTTTCACGCTTCATCGCCCCGGAAGCCGGGACTGAGTCCTCGAAATCTCTTCGAGATTTCTGAGGGTCGCTTCGCTTCGTCATTTTTCACCTGCCTTTCGTTTCCACATAATCCAGCCCTCGACAGCGAGAATGAAGAAGATAACGGCCCGGACGACCAGCATCCACGGCCCCGTCGAGCAGTGTATTCCCGCACTGATAAGGTTCGACACCCACCACAGACAAAAGCACGACCGCGAGAGCCGGTTATTCAAAAGAACGCCCGCCACCGCCAATACAGTCACAATCAGTCCAAGGATTTCAAGCATCATTGTCCTATCATTCTTTGTTTTTTTCCCGGCTGATTCCGCGAAACGCGAAATCACTGCTGCCGGGGCTACGATTCGCTACGCTTCGTTTCGTTACGCCACGATTTCGGCTCCGGGTACTCTAATTTCGCCTCGGCTAACAACTCATCGATATCCGCGTTAATCAGCGAGGCCGCCGACCGGGCGCCCTCGATGAACTCATCCGGTATCTGCGTAACCGGCCCGGCGTAATTCAGCGTGCCGGATATCCGCTGCCTTATATCGAGCCACAGCCCCTCCAATAACTGGTTGGGGTCGAACTCGGAGAGCGTTTTTAACGCCTCCCATTTGTCCGTTTCCCGCTCGCCCGTCACCCCGAAGGCAAGCGAGAGCGACATTATTTTGCTGTATGCGAACAGCGAATGACTGAGCATATCCTCCGAGAGTTTTATAATCGGTGCCTCGCCGACTAATTGCGCCGTCTTCGCCGCGACATGCGACCAGCGCTTCTTTTCCAATAGCGCCCGCTTCTCCTCGAGCGTCTTGCCGCCCGTCTTGCCCCCTGTACCACGTGGGGTACAGGGCAAACCCTGCACCACGTGGGATACAGGGAGTTTTATCCAGCGGACCTTGCCCTCATCTTTGCCGTGTATGACAAGTGCAGGCACGCAGCCCTCGCCATCCTTAGTCCCCTTCTCGAAATTGCCCGCGTATTCTGCGTCGAATTTATTGAAGTCCTCGTTCGTGATACCATCCTCCGATATTAAGACCGGATTGGGGTGCTCTTTTTTGAGTTCCTCGTGCAGCCGGACGAGATACGCGATTTTCTTATCACGGAAGCATTTCGCATCCAGGCAGCGGTCGTTTTTAACGGTCGCCTTCTTCTCGTTCTCGTGCCATAACAAAGGCCGGGCGTTCATCCTCTTCGGACAGCCGGCGCACGCGACAGCGCCCTCGACCTCCAAAGAGTCATCGCCCAATGACCATAACGCAGCCGACAGTTTCAGCGTCAGGCCATCCACTATCTTTTGCAGGGCCCTGACGGAGATATCGATGTCGATCTGGTAGCGGTTCTCGAACAGGTCGATCTGCACGCCCGCCGGCAGCCGGGCGATTACCGCGTAATGGGCGATAGTCCAGTCGGGGTAACCGCAGTGTTCCGTTTCGTCCCGTCCCGGTTCCCGGGACTCCGCTTCGCTTCGCCAGCATTTTTCGAGGTTCTCGAACACGTTTGCGCACATTCTAACGTAATACGCCGGCCTGCCTAAGCGTGCCGCTACTATATCGGCGTTCTCTTTGGTGATCAGGTCCGCTATGGCAACCGCCTCCTCCATTACCGTCGGGTCCTCACGGTACTTGTTCTCGACTAAGGCCATATCCGCCATTTCGCCGTCGGTATAGCCCTGGCAGACGATTACAGGCACCTGCTCCAGGCCGGCCCTCGCCGCGGCTAATAATCGCCTGTGTCCCCAGACAAGGACGGCCTTGCCGTCGGCCAAGGTCTTCGCCAGAAGCGGCACCCTGATCCCCCCGCCCCTGATGCTCTCGACTAATTCGGCGAACTTTTCGCTCTTGTCGTCGACAATCCTGTGATTGCCCCCGTTCGGAATAATGTCCGTTAATAACATCATTCTCAACTCTTTTCTTTGCTTCGCGTCTGCCATAATTTAACTCCTTTCCAAATGATAATAATTCAGTCCGTTTTCATTTCTCTCTCTTACGACCGTCCAGCCCTGGGGCTCGAGCCACCGCCTTATTTCCCATATTCGGGCGTTATACTGCATCGCCATTTCCGCCAGTTCCACGTTCGATACCCTCGGCATCGCCCTGTTATTGAGACGATTGAATACGGCGACCGCCTGTTTCTTCAGCCGCCTTTCATCCGGGACAGGTACGCTCGGATTCAAGAGCAAATCACTAAACCCCAACTGCCTTTCAACGATTCCGATACTCATACAAACAGCGCCTTTTGTCCCTTCCTCTGTTCGGCGACCGTTACGCCCGTTAATTGCTCCCTGATATGCCAGTTCGCAATGTCGTGAACGTATCGTTCGCTGATTTCAATGCCTACGAAGTTCCGCCCTAATCGCAAGGCGACCTTGCCCGTAGTGCCGGAGCCGATGAACGGGTCCAAGACGATACAGGGTTCATATTTTTTGTCTTCCGCCCCCTGCAGATTCTCCGAAGCGTCGAATCTCTCCGCTGGGGGTGAAATGCAAGGGCATTTCATCCAGCCGATTGTTTTGCATTCTATCGTTCCCAAGTCGTGAAAATCACCCTCGGGCGCATTACGAGGAGTAACTCTGCCTCTCTGATATTCGCCCTCATGTTTTCCTGCAGCGGTTCTTTGAACTGTATTTGTTTTTATATCCACTATTCTCTCTCTCGGCCTGCCGCATTTAGGGCAGCCCTTCTCCGAAGTCCCCGCCATAATGCACTGCTCGACTAATTTCTCCGGGAACGTGGCGAAATGCGCCTCAGGTGTCGGCTGTGTAGTAATAGTCCAGACCGAACGTCGATTGCGCGATGAAACCAAACTCTTAACGGCAGCCGAAAAGGATTCGTTTTGTCTGGATTTTATTGCCCTCGATGCATGGGCCGGATCCCTGTCTATGTAAATCCTCGAATTAGCACCCGGCATTTTACATTTCGGGTTTACTCCATCCCCTCTCTCGTGTGCCGTGCCAGCCGTCTCCTCTTTTATCGCCTCCTGATCGTAAAAGTATTTCGCACTCTTCGTTAGCAGGAAAAGGTATTCGTGCGATTTCGTGCACCTGTCCCTGCAGCTTTCCGGCATCGGATTGGGCTTCGACCATATAATATCCTGCCTCAGCCACCAGCCGTCCGCCTGCAACGCCAGGGCCACGCGGGCGGGTATCATGCACAGGTCCTTGGGCTTGAGATTGTCCGCGGCAAGCGTGGATTTATTGCCCCGGTTTAATGGATGCGTTCCTTTCTCCTTTCGTTCTTTACCAAGTGATGATTCTCCGCCGCCCGGATTAAAACATGTCCCCTTGCCACTCGCATAGCTGTCCCCGATATTCAGCCACAGAGTCCCCCAGGGCTTCAGAACACGCCTGACCTCTCGAAAGACCTCTACGATATGCCGAACGTATAACTCGATGGAGGGTTCCAATCCGAGCGAACCGAGCCACGCGCCGCACTTGTGGCAAAAGAAGGTTTGTATTTTTGTATTCATCCCAATAATTTCTTGGACTTCTTCTTTCCGCTTTTGTGTTGTTCCTGTAGTTAAAGTGCTTGTGGAATTTGCGACATAAAATTGACCTTTTGCTGTAGAAATTCGTATTCTCCATTCATGCTCGCACGGCTGAATCTTGCCCCGGCAGATTTTCTTATGAAAATCAACCGACGCCGGGACTGCGATTTCAGCCGGCCATATTACCGGCTGAATCTTGTAATCGCGCAGGCCCCAGTAAGGCGGGCTGGTAATGCAGCAGTCGATTGAATCATCCGGCCATAGTCGCATTACCTCGCGGCAGTCGCCAACAACAATTTCATTTATAGGCAAACTCATATTCTCGAATACTCGTTACCCGTTACTCATACCTTCGCCAGTAAAGTCCTTATCGCATATTCCGCCTGCTGCGGCACAATGCCGTTTCCGAGCAGCCGCAATCTGTCCACCCTGCTGGAAGGCCCATCAACTGCTCCACCCAGTCCGGATTTAGCTTGCCCTTCTGTTTTAATTCGTGATGTATCTGGCCCTGCAAGTGAGTTGTTTTGTTTTTTGTCCTGTCGCTCGTGCTTGAGCTTTGTCCGCATTGCTCGCTTTGCGGTGTCATCCACAACTCTCGGTTCTTCCCATTCGTATTGTTCCTGTCCGGGTCCGGCAGGCCATCCACGAAATTCGGCAGTTGGTCTAAATGCGGCCTGCCTTTTAATTTGTGGTTCGGCCCGTTCGGCATCCTGTAATCCCTCTGCGCCGGGATCGGGAATAAATTTATTGCCCTGTCCAGATACGTCGTTTGTGAATTGTCGCTTGCGTGTTGAGTCGGCAAGTGCGGCGTCGGCCAGCATATCTGAGTTACCTGTTGTCCTAATCGCGGGATTTTCCTGCCGTTGACGACCTGATAGTCCTCCTGATTGTTCGCCTCCGGCGTAAGCCACGAAGAACAGCCGTTTTCTCCTGTGCGGTGCGCCGACTTCTGACGCTGTAAACAATCCAGCCTCAACCGTATAGCCCATAAGTCGTAGGCTTCTATAAACTTCGGGGAATCCAAGCGTAAGGTGTCCTTCAACGTTCTCGAAGAAGCAGTAAATAGGTCTAATTGATTGAATGATTCTTTCAATATACGGCCAAAGCCATCGAGGGTCTTTGATTCCGAGGCGCCTTCCTGCAACGGAAAATCCCTGACAAGGGTATCCCCCATGAATAATATGCACCATTCCCTTAAAAGGCATGGGGTCAAAGGTTGCAATGTCATCCCAGACAGGAGCGTCATCCAATGCACCTTCTTTAATCTTTGCAACCAAGTTCGCTGCTGCGAATGCTTCCCTCTCCACGTAGCAGATTGTTCTAATATTTGGGATTGCTCGCCTAAGTCCAAGCCCGAATCCCTCGTATCCTGAACACAAAGAAATTGAGGTAAATACATCCAAGCCATTTTTTTTAGTTGACATTTGTCAACCGTTCCAGTAAATTATGGTTATGAGTTGCAAACCAGATATTAAAGTTACGAAAGCAATGTATGACCTGTATCAAAAAGGATACAGCTTGTCGCAGATTGGAGAAGCTTTTGGCGTTAGCAGGCAAACCATTTATATGCGATTTTCCCGTCGCAACCTCATCATGCGACAAAAACAACCACTCCCTTTTATTTTTTTTGAGGGAAGAAAATACACTCTTCGCAAGAATGGTTATTATGGCTGCACAAATGGCAATCGTGATTATTTGCATCGCGATATTTGGCAATCGGTAAATGGCGAAATCCCCGAAGGGCACGATATACACCACAAAGATAATGACAAAACACATAATATTCTTTCCAATTTTGAATTGATTACAAAATCTGAACATTCGTCTATGTATCCTCATCGCCGAACACTCGCTTGAGGGCCAGTTCAAACCCTCCGTAACCCGTGCAGAGAGACAGTACTCTCCAAACCTGGACTCCGCTGCGCTTCGCCCCGGAGGCCGGGACTTCGCTGCACCCCGCCCCGGAGGCCGGGACTTCGCTGCACCCCGCCCCGGAGGCCGGGACTTCGCTGCACCGCGCCCCGGAGGCCGGGACTTCGCTGCGCTGCGCCCCGGAGGCCGGGACTTCGCTGCGCTGCGCCCCGGAGGCCGGGACTTCGCTGCGCTGCGCCCCGGAGGCCGGGACTTCG